GGTGATTGGACCGCCAGCTTTCCACGCATCACAGGTGCGGGAACCAGCACAGAGGAAATGAAACAATTCGCAGAATCCAAGATTAGCTGCTTCCATAAACTGGTCTTCATAAGCCAGCTCTTTGGGATTCTCCATGTTGCTCTCAATACCTGACTTAATACACTCAAGCATCGCAGGGGTTTGAATAAAAGCAGCACAGTTACCACAACGCATCTTTTTAACGTCTTTTGACTGAGCGTTACACATCTTGGCTTTCTTCATCCAGAACACTTCGTTAGGCAACGAAGGATCGGGAGGACCATAACCAAACTTCTTGAAAGCGTTATTACGGTTTTTAAGGTTTACAGCAATATCCTGAGTTGCTACAGGACAGACTTTACCTTGTAAAAGTCCTTCTTTCATGGGGACACCTTGTGTGAGATTGCTGCGTAAATAGCCCCAAAGAAGGCTCCAACGATGAGAATAGGTTTAACAGCCTTAGCCAGCCACTCAAGTACAGCAAAAGCACCGGAGGCAGCATTGAAGGCGCTTACCATACTCTTGGTATTTGCATCAATGGTGTCTACTTTCTGTTCAACCTGAACCAGCCTATCGTAGATCTCTTTGTGGCTAACTTGTCCATTTATTCCTCTTTTGGTTTTTCTTCTTTAGGAAGCTGTGCTTCAGTTTGTTCTTTGATCTTCATTGCCAGAGGATAAGCACCTGAGCTAGTGGGAAGATCTCCCAAAACCTTCCAAATACCTTGAACTTCATTAATATCCAGATTGAGTGTAATGTTCATGGAAACTCCTTTAAGTTAAAACAAAGAGCATACCATAAAATACACAAAATGTCTAGTTAAGCCCAAGGAAGAGGACTATTTTGAGGGCTAACAGGCGGGGTAATCATGCTGTTGATCTGTCCCTGCACGTTGGCTTCAAAGTTAGCAATTCCCTGCGGCCCAAGTTGGTTTTGAACACAACCAATCACAATGTCTTGCGTCAATTGGTTGTAAGGAATGAATGTGCTTGACTGATTGCTGTTAAACTGTGAACTTCCTTGGATTGAAGCAAAATATTGACCGTCAACTCCCGTCAAAGTCCACAAAACATTTACCACATAGTTTGGATCAGGCTGTTGAACCGTAAACATTTGATTAACAGTCCATGTGTAAGTCGTTGCCATTTCAGTTTCCTTTCAAAAGTGCAATCTCAGCTTTAGCTGCGTCTAATTCAGCCTTCAATTCCTTGATGGCATTAATGGTGTACCACGTTAGATTATCAACATCAACAGCCAAAACACCTGTGCTTTCTTGTCTTACGCAATCAGGCAAAACCTGTTGAAATTCTTGAGCAATAACTCCAAGTTGCATTCCTTTTTTCTCAACAGCATCTGTTGGTTTGAGTTCAGGATCAACTTCTTCAGGTAAACGATATTCAAAATTACGCACCTGAATTTGCAACAATTTTTCAAGACCAACATTGTTATCAACAATGTTCTTTTTCAAACGGCGATCAGAAGTGGTCAACCATGTAGAAGAATTTCCTCCTTGGTAAATACCGCTACCATTGGCAGAAATAAAACCTGTATTGGTTCCTTTTCCAACGGCACTAACAGTACATAAGACCAATTCTCCGCTTACAGCTGCTCCTGATGCTTGAGCGCCATAACCGACATAAGTACATGAATTTCCGGTTGTTAACGCAGTCCCTGAGTATCCAGCAGCTGCACCAATTGCTACGATACGATAACCTGTGGTAACTCCGAATCCAGCTTTATATCCAACAAATACCGAGTTTCCTTCAGTTCCCGTTCCGGTAGACTGACTATATCCAGCTTGGTATCCAACAGCTACGTTTTGAACAACACCATTTTGTGAATAAAGAGCCTGTGTTCCAACAGCAGTGTTGTAGTTACCATTAGTTTCCGAAAAAGCAGCCTGATAACCAACTGCCGTATTGTTAGCGGCAGTCGTATTGGAATAAAGTGCTTGAGTACCAACAGCGGTAACACTTGCTCCAGTTGTACTTACACCGGCGTTATACCCAAGAGCAGTCAAGTATGGAGATGCGCCAGAAGCAGTCATCTTTCCGTAGACAGTACCCAAAACAGTTGGCGTTGCCGCAGCCGTTGAAATCGTGGCCCAAGAAAGCGTACCCGTTCCATTAGTGGTCAATGCTTGACCGCTAGTACCGTCAGCAGAGGGAAGCGTGTAGGTTGTAGAACCGGCAGCAGCAGCCCCTTGCAAAGCCACATAACCAGAACTTGATCCTGACAGCTTCAGAGTGGTTTTAACTGTCAATTCAGTAGGGTTAATTCCCAACTCAACAACAGTTCCACCGCTGTTTTTAGTAAACAGTCGCTTGTCAGTGACGTTAACCGCCAACTCGCCTTGAGTCAAGTCTCCAGTGAGAGGAACTGCGGCAGGAGTGCTGGAGTTTTTAGTTACGATAGTAGAAGCCATAGTTTTCCTTTAATATGTGCCACCGTTAATTGTGCCTGTAATCTTAGAACCAGCTAACGTAGTCAGCCAGGTTGGATCAGAATAAGTACCTGTTGTATAAACCCCGTTAGTGACAGTTGCTGCATTGCCTCCAATAGACAAGCTGGTTGCAGTACCTGTTAATCCCGTTCCAGGGCCACTGAACTGAGTGGATGCTGTAATCGTTGTTCCATTAACAGTTCCAACTGTAATGTTAGGCGTACCAGTCAAGCCACCAGCAGTTCCTGTTGTGTTCTGGTTCAACGTAGGCACATCAGCAGCCTGGATGGTTGCCATCACTACGTTAGTTCCGTTACCACGCAGATAAGACCCGCTAGTGACTGCACCGGCAAAAGCATTCATGGCTGCTTGAGCCGTGGTCTGACCAGATCCACCGTTAGCAATAGCGACTGTTCCAGTCACATTAGCTGCATTACCGCTGATATTTCCACTCACCTGAGAACCTGGGAGACTCAAAGCACTCAGGGTTGTCAATGTTGAGTTGGTCGTTGCAGTAATATTAGCTGCCGTACCTGTTGTATTCTGATTCAGTGTAGGAACGTCTGCTGCTTGAATAGTTGACAAACTAGAATTGGTTCCGTCTGACCTTAAATACTTTCCAGAAGACTGAGTTCCTGTTAACGCATTAATAGCTGCTTGTTGAGTAGCTTGTCCTGTACCGCCATTAGCAATCGCAACCGTACCAGTTACGTTAGCAGCGTTTCCACTGATGTTACCGCTAACAATTGACCCTGAAATGGAGGTCAACCATGTAGGATTAGAGTAAGATACAGTAGAATACAGGCCGTTAGTAACCGTAGCAGCATTACCAGTGATTGAAATACCCCAAGTACCTGAAGCACCAGTGCCCGTCAAAGGAGCATACGTGCTTGCAGCCACTGCCGTGGTTAAATAACCAGCACTTGCGTGATTGCCCCAGCCGTAGGCAGTATCCCAGTTAGTCTGCTTCGTATCCGTAGGAATAGAATACCCAGCAGTATACGATAGCGCCAAGGTTCCAGTAGACGTTACAGGACTTCCAGAAACTGTCAAACCAGTTGGTGCTGTCAATGCAACAGAGGTTACTCCAACATCAACAGTTACCCACGAAGCAGCAGATCCGTTGGTGGTTAGATATTTACCGTTGTTGCCTGTCTGTGACGGAAGAGCATCAACTGTAGACCAGGATGTAATTGATCCATCTGTGGTCAAATACTTTCCAGCATTCCCTGTAACACTGGGAACAAAGCCAGCAGCCTGAGCAGCACTTGCAGATGCACTGGCAGCACTAATGGCAGCAGAAGCCGCAGAAGAACTGGCAGCACTTGCAGATGAAGACGCTGCACTTGCAGACGAGGCAGCTTCAGCAGCCTTCTGGATTACCAGTTCTGCCGCATTGGAAGCATCATCTGTAGCATCTCCTGAGCCTCCAGGTCCACGATAGATTGCCATTTAGACTCCAAATAATTTGTTAGATACGTTTGTCTCAGGAACAAACTTAGTCTGATACCAAGACTGCAATGGGGTTGCTACATCAGCCGGAGCAGTAGGGAACAGTCGATTGTAATTTTGCTGTATCTGTTGATAATACTCAGGACTATAGTTAGCAGAGCCGCTATAGGTTCCAGTAAATGGAGTAGGTGGTTTAATACCAGGAGTAGTTCCTGTTCCTCCAGTCAATCCTCCAAGAAGACCGCCAACAGCATTTGCAGCCAACGCTCCACCGCCTAAAAGACCTGCTCCTTGTAGCAACTTAGACAAATTAACAGCCTGACGAACTTTATTCAAGTCAGACAAACTAACATTCGGTCCTTGATTTAAGATCGCATCAATCTCTGCTTGAGTAGCGGGAGGAAGATCAGACAATGAAGAAGGCTCAATGCCAATATCTTTATAGAACTGGTCTTGCCACTCAGCCTCAGTCATTCCAAGGTCGCCACCCTCAAGATTAGGAGCGGTTTCAACAGGGGTTGTAGAAGGTTGAGTCGTAGGTGTTTGAGGTACTTCAGGCGTGGTGGTAGGCTGCGGTGCTGTCTCTACCGGAGACATATCAGCAGTTACCCAGTTTGATGGTGGTTGATAGCCGTCCCAAGCCTCTAAACCAGTAGAACCTAAAGCATCAGCCCAAGAAGCATCATAACCTAAATTAGCCAACTCACTTGCTGAAAGCTCGCCAAACCCGCCGTCAGCAAGAATACTTCCTAAAGCCCGATCAGCGGCAATATCTCCAGCACCCTGCCCAGCAGAAGCTAACCAGTTTGGATCCCATCCTGCATTAGCCAACGATGTGCCCCCAGCCGCACCGAGGCCAAGGGTTTCTGCGGTTACTCCATAAGAAGCAAGTTCAGCCGCGCTAAGTTCTCCAAAACCCGCGCCCAATGCACCCGCCCCAGCCGCCTCACCAGCTAGCAGCTCAAGCCCGGCAGGGATACCGAATGCCAAACCAAGCAGGGCTACGAAGGGTAAAAACCCGCCAAGCCCGCCATCATCTCCAGGCCAATAAATAGTGCCCGTGGCTGTTTTAGGATCAAAAACAGTTGTGTTTTTGCCTTTTTTGTAGATATAGTTTCCATTTTCGTCCTGGCCTTGGTACGTACCATATTGGTCAGGATAAATATTTCTATTCCCGAGGCTAAGCGCACCGTCAGGGTTGTAGTTATAGTCAGTGGGCTTGCCCCCAGTTTGTGCGTAAATCCCATCTATATAATCTTGTTTACGCCACACGTACCCTTGATACGGGTCTTTAATGCCAGCATTTGTGAAATCAGCCTGAAATTGTTTGGGATCAATGTTGGTTTTAGTGGCTTTATCCAGCAGGTCTTTTGACTTGATTAAAGAATTTATATTTAGCGTTTTTCCGAGGTCTCCTTGTTCTGCGCCTACAGCGCCATAATTGACAAACTCCTTGGGGGCATAAACATATTCTTTACCGTCTTTTACAAACGTATATATGCCAGGGCTTTCCTGAGCTAGAACACCTTCAGGCTTTTTACCAACAATTTGATACGTAAACTGTTTTTGATAATCAGTTTGTTCTCCTCTATTTGCTGCCTCTATTGCTGCTACTATATCAGCCAGGTTGGTCATAGGAGTACCTAGACCAGATCCTCTCCACTCATATCCTTCTGGAATATCTTGGATTCGTTGGTATACCTTGCCGATATTAGGATCGCTATTAGCAGGAGCTTGTGTCTGAGTTTGAGTCTGAGTTGGCTCTGGAGTTGGTGCAGGCGTTGGCGCAGCAGGTTCGGCAAGAACCTTCTGATAGTTCATTATGGCGTCGCGGTATGGGGCCAACTGAGGCTGTGCAGCAAAAAACCAATCCCATTCGTCTTTATACCCTAGTGGGTTTGATTTTGCTAAATCCCACATCCACTGGTTGCCTGAGTTCAACCAGTCTTGGAATGCTTGCGCTGCTTGTCGATCTGTATCAGAATAAGCCATTATTGCTCTTCTTTAGATTTTGATTTCTTCTTCGGCTCTTCTACAACTTCAACAACTTCTTCCCATTCAGGATTATCACGGAAACTCTTAATGTCCCCATCTTGTGTCACTACAGCGTAACGGTTGGGATCATCGTTATTAATCATCTTAAATGTAGCCATTGTGTTTCCTTTCTGAAAAGCCCCGTAGGGCTCTTTAAAAAGGACTCCATCCTTTTGAGATGGAGCCTTAGGGGTGCAAGCTTAAGTTTTTATAGTTATTAAGCCAGAACGATCAGCGGAACGCAGTTCTTGTCACGCAGCTCAGCCACGCCATACAGCGTATCAGCGGTGAACAGAGTACCCAGGAATTCCTGCTTGTACTGCGTCTGCGAACGGATACCCAGTTGCTCAACCAGGACAGAGAAGTCACGCTGGAACAGCAGAGCAACTTTGTCAGGGGTCGTAGCAGCAGTGGTGTCGCAGTTCGTAGAAACGAACACTTTCACGCCATAGATGTCGCCAAACTCACCGTTCATCAGGGTAGAACCAGTGCCCTTGAAGGCTTGCTCGGTGAAACGAGCGATACCCAACATAGAGTTACGAGCAACCGGAGGAACCACCAACGAACGACCGTCCATCGGCACATCGTTATCGTCCAGCACTTGGATAGCCTTACGGATACCAGCGTCAGCGATAGCAGCAGCGTTAGACGAGCTGTAGGTGTAAGCAGCGCCGGTAGAACCGATCAGACTGCCAGAGTACTGCTGGTTAGCAGCGTTGGAACCGTTAGCGCCACGGCCCAACTGGATCAGGCTGGTGTCAACTTGCTTAGCCAGGGCGTAGCCAGCATCTTCCGTGTAGAAACCACGCAGGCTCGACAGAGCTTGAGCTTCCACGATGTCCTCGATCAAACGAGAGTATTCGTAGTGGTTGTTGATCGACACGGCGATGTCGCTATCGCTCTCAGCAATCAGCGTAACGGTGTTAGCAGCAGACTTGGCAGAAGCAGAACCACGCACAGGGCTAGGAATGTGAACGGTGTCACCTTTCTTGCCCTTGAAGTTCATCTTCTTAACCAGGTTAGCCATAACCAGGTTCTTCTTGTACGAAGCAACAATCTCATCACTCCATACTTCAGGAATAAAATTCGCTGCGCTGGTGGTGGTTACGGCATTTGCGCCGGAAAAAGTATTTGCCATTTTATAAAACTCCTAAAGGTTTGGTTATTTAACCCTGCCCTCAGCGTATGCCTTCATGATTTCAGGCTGAAGCTGTTCATAGCGGTCAGGATCAGTCATTTTTAGCCGGATTAGGTCAGCACGGCGATAGACTTTGGCTGAAGATTCTCCAGTGCCTCCCGTATCAACGGAAGCAGCCCTTAGATTTTGTTTAAGAATCTTTTGGCCTGCATCAGCAGTTTCTTTGGCTTTTACACCACGGATCTGCTTAAAAGTGCTCAACAATTCATCGGCAGCTTGAAAATCAAATTGACTGTCTGCCATAGCAAACATATTCAATCGGATTGGAGAGGCTTTAACCCACTCCTGGAACTCACCATCTCCTACCACCTCTGCAAAATCAGGATGCTTTTGTTGAAGCATCTGTTGAGTCTGCATCTTCTTGAACTGTTGTGCAGCTTCACGAGCAGCGATAATGTCTGGATGAGTCTCAACTGCTTTTTGAACCGCTGTTTTCGGATCTTCAAAGAAGTCAATCTCTGTTTCTTGTTTAGCAACTGGTTGCTCTTTATTGAGGTTCTGCTGAAT